AGTTTAGGAGAAGACAAGATGTCATTCATTGTAAGTGTAATTGGTTCAGCCATGCTTACCCACCAACGTTAGCAAACGGGTCTACACCATTATTATTAGTAGATTGTGTAGGCGCGGAGCCACCACTTTTAATGTTTGCAATAGCTTGCTTAATTGCATCAGGTGTAGAAAGTCTAGGATTTTGATTAGAAACGTTAGCTGCTTCTAAAGCAACTGCGCGAACTACATCTTCCTGACTCGGACCTCCCTGTACTCCTGGCGCTAACCTTTGCAAAAAATTACCGCCTGTAAGACTATCAATTGATTCTATAAAGGTTTTGTTTCCCTTAATGGCTTGTACAAAAGAATCAATTTTAGGACCAGTAATGTTTGCCGCTCTAATCCTATCTCGTTCAGCGGTGGAACGGGCAATGTCTGCTCTTTGTTGCTGAATATCCAAACCACGCAAAGCACGCTCTTCTGCCCGAGCAGCCGCAGCCTGTTCCAAAGCTTCTTTATCAGCCGCAGCTTGTAGTTTAGCAGCTTCAATATCTTGAGTCTCCATTGCCCTGAGTGCTCGCGTAGCACCCAAAACAGTAGGCCCAAATCCCTGACCAGCAAAGCCAGCCTGTTGGAACTCAGGCTGTGCAAACATGCGTAGGAGGTTAGCCATAAACTTACCCATATCACCGCCCATGAGGGTCTTGGTCATATCTGCTTTTCGACTGGCTTCTGCCTGTTGGTTTCCTATGTTCGCACCAATTTGTAAAGAAGTTTTATTTTTATTGGCTACGTTTTGCTCTACTGTTGGAGCAGGAACAGCAGATTGTGTAATTGTCGCTACAGGAGTAGGTTGCATAACTGCCGCAGGTGCCGGAGCAGGAACACCTGTGTTCCACACTGGGTTCAAATTAGGTACAGTGGGCATATATTGATTGTATGCTTCTCGGTACTGGTTTACATTACTTTGTTGATTTGCGTTACTGGGAAGAGGCAAACGAGAAAGCACTTCCATATTAATAGGTGCATTAGCCATATTCTTATCCTACTTAAATCAAGCCTTGGAAATTGAGGTAAGGCCGTTTGACAATAGTGTTTTCAAGTTGTTTAGCGATACGTCTAGCAACTTCCTGCTGTATCTCAGCCTGTGTACCTAGCTCAGTTGGGATGCCGTAGGGAGACTGAGTTGGGCGGTAGCTTGACCTACCAGTCGGTACTCCCGGCATAGGAGGGAGACGACCCGTGATAGGCTTAACTGGTATTGGTCCCTCACCAGAACCACCTTTGGCAAGATTGTTCAAGAATGAATCAATATCCTTCTTGTAACCAGCCTCTGAACCACCAGTGATCGTGATGTCGTGTGCTTCGCCAAGATCAGTAGTAATGCCGTCAGCTTCGCCGTACATTTCACGTTCTGCTGCAGACATTCCTGCCATCGGGTCTTGCTTTGGAAGCTTTCCACCAGTAGCCTCGTAGCCAGCATCCATCATAGGATTGACGGTTACAGTAGATGGGGTGTCCCTATAGTACTCTGAGGAACCCATTTGTTCCAGTTGTGCTAAGATTTTACCCATTTACAACTCTCCCGTAATCAACTCGATAGTACCCATCAGAGCCAATGGAGACAGCTTCTGGCATAATGTTAAGAATTTCCTGAGCAAGGACACCAAGGGTTCCCTGCTCACCTGCAATCTCTTTACCCTTCTTGGTCCACTCCCAACGATAAATTGGAATACCGTTCTCAAGCTCTCCGACACGTTTGATTTCAGTTTTGAGCCTAATGTCAGACAAAGCTGCCGCTGTACCCGCTGCGCCAGCAAGCTGCTGGAAGATAGACTGACCGGGGATAACCTGACCAGTCATGCCAGAGGAAGTCTGCTGCATCTGCGTGGAGCTACCAAGACCAGCCAAGCCGCCCAGCAGGTTAGCGTACGTGATAGCCTGAGCACGTTCTGCTTCCTGCTGCTGCTGTGCAAGACGACGAAGGTCTGCAAGTTCAGCACCCTGACGAGATTCAATGTCTCGGCCAATGGCTTCCTGCAACTGAGCCGGTGTCATCTTAGCCTGAATAATTGACTGAGCCATTCCAGGCAACTGCCCCATTGCTGCCATTCGACGCTGATCTTCTGCACCCAGAGCACTGGCCAACTGGCTTTGCACAGTTTCTTCGCGCTTCTGCTGCTGGAGAGCCTGAAGCTCACCTAGGGCAGTAGAGCCTAGCCCAAACTGTCCAGCTTCCATAGCTTGCCGCTGGGCCAACTGTTTATCACGTTCGGTAAGTTGACGAGCCTGATTAGCAATCTCTCCGGTCTGCGCCTGAAACAATTCGCTAGTTCCCGGAGCAGCGGTAGCCCGACCGAACATCTGATCGTAGACAGTTTGGAAACCGGGAGCAAACCCAGCGGCAGTCTGACCTACCTGTTTGTACAAGCCCCTAGCTGCAGCGGTCTGACTAGACGTACCCGGAACCAGCGGTCCTTGGTACAACTGTGGAGCAACGTTGAACCCTGACTCCAACTGTGGCAACAGTGTTTCAATGTAGGGGGTAACGGTTTCCCACGGCTCAACTTTACTTGTCCCTTGCGTCTGCGAACTCGATGGTGCTTGAACCACCGTGCTGCTAGGTGTAAAAATACTGCCCATTTTATAGCCTCTTATATACAGTAATGCTTGTTAGTTCGTAACCCATGGGGGCCATTACTTTTTCCCAACCCTTGCGACCGGTCATCTCAAAGAATTTATAACCAAGAGCTTTGTAGTACTTCTCCACCACTGGAACCACGTCTGGAAAGTTAAACTTACCGCCAATGGCTTCTGCGTTAATCCCTGTTGCTTGAGGATACGCTGCAGCCCCTATTACAAAACAACCGACGATCTCACCTTTTTCAGAATCGATAGTAACCCAGAGATCAGAAACCTTGTCTACTACTCGCTGGATAATATCTACCGCTTTGATAACGTCTGTGTTGTTCCTACCTGTGGAGTTTTCTATGTACTCCCAACACTGGCCCACTATTGTCTTAAAGTTCTTACTCTTAGGGTTTACTTTCCTATAACTTAACCCATGAACCGGCAGCGTTGAAAAAGTATATACCTTCTCCGCTTCCGGGGTTCCAACTAGTTCCGTCTGCATATCGTATGTCACCTTGACTTGGCTTTGTAGGAGGAGAGTAGACTACGTCTAAGTGTCCGTCTCGCAATAGGTCTACAACAGCACCAAGTTCGATAAAAGTTTCGTTAAGATAACCTGGAAGCTCTTCTGGAGCAGAGGGCGGGTTAGCGTGGTTAAACCGAAGGAACTCTCTGCTCATCGGTCCGACACCACTTCGGACTCAATTGCATATCCAGAGAGATTAAAGGAAGTATCGGTGTCGTGTTCAAACTTGATAGCGATGTATCGACCGCGAACTCGACAATCAATTTTACTGTCTACGCCAATATTGAACTCAACTGGGTCAGCATAAGTAACACCAGCGTAAGGTTCTAACTCAGCCCCTACACTTATTTTAACATACCCTGTACCACTAATTCTAGGATAAATTCTACTTATATACTTAATAGAATCAGTTCTTCCAGAGTGTAGTCCAACTCGTTCCAAAGTTGTTACAAATGTTGTTCCGTCAAACGTGGTGCTTGAATCTGCTAAAAAGAAACGACTGTTTGCTGCTGAGTTTGCTGGGTAGCACATCAGTAGAGAATCAACAGCAGGGTTGTAGGCCTGTTGAGACCAAGCAACTGTGCTGCTTTGCCATGTATCTGTAGCAGCCGCCCACGTGTTTGTAAGCTCAGGGTCTACCAGACCTACGCCAATATAGTTAACGCTGGGCAAGTCTCTAGTAGCCCAGGTGTTGTCTCTATAGTTCCAGACCAGTGCGGTGTTTGGCAAACCGTCAGTAGCACCTGTGCGAGGGTAACAAATCCAAACTTCGTTTTGGATACGGTTGTTGACCAAAAATGTTTTGTAGTAATAGGTACTGTCGATCTGAGAGAACAAGAATGTTTTAACTTTGTCGTCAATGATGCTTGTCAGACTGTTACCGTTTGTGACGACAACGTCGTTGGTTGACATAAAGACGTGCTTGCCATCACCCAGATCAACAACAGCGTCCCTGGAGAACAAACCAGTGTTCTTAAACTTCTCTCGAAGGTTGAAGGTAAACGTACCGCCAACATAGGACAAAGAGTGGACACTGTCTTCCTTGTACACGATAAGTTCGTTACCCAAAGGCAGAGCGTTAAGGATATGGCCTTTGGTGCCTCCTATAGTAGCCTCTCCTGACTCAGAGGCGGTGCTAGCAGAGTTCCAAGTGTCTGCACCGTTGGTAGCTGCCCCGGAAGGAATAGCGTCGCTCCAGCGCACTGTAAAGGGCTTTGCGGTGCCAGTGTCGGTTAGGTTAAGAGCAACCAAGTGGTTCCTAAACGGTACAATAACCTCACATCGGAGTGTAGATGGCCAGTCAGGAAGGTCTGTAAACTCTGTGCCACCCTGCGTAAAGCTTTGAGGTACGTCCAGTGTGTTGTTAGCTACCAATACACCGCCAAGCACACCGCCCTGCCAGTTCTTCGTAGTCCCTGCAATGGTGGTGTACGCTCCAGAGGTTCTGGTAACGTCAGCGTGGGTAGCACCCGTAATCTTGTTCAGAGACGTAGCACCGCCGTAAATCCACAAAGGTGTGCTGCCCTGAGTCCAGCTTGTGACCCAATAAGGTGTGTCTAGGGCTGTTCCAAAAACGCGAGTATTCCCTAAAATAGTACTGGCTTTTTTATCAACAAACCTTACGTTATTTGCGCTTGTAAAAAACGTAGGCGGCATGTCGTAGGGTGACAAATCTGTGTTAAGAGAAAAGCCGACTTGCTGTCCGTTGATGTCAAAGAGTTCTTTAGCCATTGCCGGTTGCCGAATCTACTTCCCATTCAGTGCTATTAAATTCTTGCAGGCAGATATATAATTCATCTTCTGTAAGAATGTTTCCGCCATCTTCTTGAACAATGTTAAATAAATCTAAAACCCAATTTGTAGACATTACGCACCCCTACGAACAAGAGACCCAGGATCACCTTGGACAGACATGGTCATAACTGTTCCGCTGTAGCGAGCGGAATCTTCTGCTTTTTTGATGTCTTCCAAAGACTTTTGGTAAAGTCCTGCAAAACGTTGAAGCTGTTCACTATCGTTAAGATAGGTAGCTCCCTCCAAACATGAACCGTAGAGGTACAAATCTGGGAAAGCCTGCAAAATGTTGTTGGTAGTGTTTGTGTTGGACAGCGGTGTCAACTGTTGGTAATAGTTGATACCAATGGAGTACTCACCGTCTGGTGCTGGGTAGAGTTCGATGTTTTTACCCAAGTTTGTATAAGCTTTAGGAGCACCAGAAACAATGTTGCCGTACTCGCGGCTACCTGACTCAGGTGAAAGGTAAGCCAAGGCATACACCTGAGAACCAGAGTTGTAGGTAATGTTCCGAAGTTCGATCAAATCACTGGGCAAGTCGTAGAACGCTGTGCCACTTGTAGTCGTAGTGTTTGCACGAATCATGTTTGCACGAACACGCAGGTCGCGGTTCATGCGGTTCTCTGTCAAAGAGATAAAGTCAGGAATTAAGCTGGTCAAATCATCCCGGTTGAGATAATTAGCAACGCTAGTTTTCAACTCTGAATAAGTAGCCAAGCCCATTACAAGTTGCTTTCATGTGTTCGAAGCCAACGATACTCAGGGTCATTAAGAAGCTTTTTAATCTTTGGCATGTCATTCTTGTCCATGATGTCGATGCCAAGTTCACGTTTCCACTTTTCAATAATCACCAGAGGGATACTAGCCACTTTTCGCATGTTAGGATTGTTCTGCGCTCCGTAAGGCGAGTCACCAGCCATTTCCTTTTTATTCATCTCTAGGATAGGCTGCACGTCCTGCATATTTTTAAGGACAACATTGTCCTCAGAGTGGTCATAGTTGAACTGAGTTTGAATAGGATTTTTATACATAGGTAACCTCTAAAATGGGGAGAGAGCTAAATGCCCCCTCCCCGATTAGACTAGTTAACGTCGTAGACCGCGCCGAGAGCTTTCTCGTTGTTAACAACAAGAGTGTACTCAGCAATGATCGCACGCTGTTCGCCGTCCGACGTGGAGGCAACTTCACGCTGCGAGAACGGACGCAGATACGCAACCCCATAGTACTCGGGGTCAAGCAGCCAAACGTCACGGCTACGCTGGAAGCGGTTCGGAACAACCGCCATCTCACCGAAGTCACTGACATAGATGTCCATGCCGCCAATGATGCGCTGGTCAGCAACATCGTTGAAGTTGGACACGCCGGAAGCACCGCCGACACCAACAAAGCTGGAGAAGGTCTGCTTCTGCGACGGAGCCATCATCAGGTACTTGGTGTTGGCACCGTTGTCATACGCCAGAAGGATAGAAGCCTTCAGGAGCGACTCAGTGAAGGTACGGAGCGTACCGTCGGTACGAGCAGTACCGTTACCGCCAGCACCAGCAGCCGTGCCACCAGAGCCAACGCTGGCATTGGTGGTGACCCAGGAGCTAAGCGAACCGAGCTTACGAACCGTAGTATCAGCCGCCATGGCCGTCTTCGACTGGTTAACGCCGACCAGCGAGGTTTCCATGTCACGCTTCAGTTCAGAAGCGCGCTTGGTCATCTGGTAAGCCAGTTCTTCCTTACGACCGGCTTTCGACACCGCGTCAAGCGTGCCGGAAACCAGCGTGGTTTTCAGGCTGATCTGACAGATGTTACCAATGCGAGTGGTCGGGGTCGGTTCAGCAGCGGTAAGCGTCGAACCTTCTTCGTTGAAGTTAGTAGCCGACGCTGCAGCAAGTGCATCCGTCTGCCATTCGTGATTAACAGCAACCGCATCCGTGCGACCACCCATCGACATGAAGGGAGTGTCGGTCGGAGAGATATCGTAAATCACATTTTCGAGGTCTTCCCGCAGACCCGCTGCGGAAAAGGTTACATAAACACCTGTGGGCTGAGCCATAATGGCCTCCTATTTTAAGAGATTAAGTCAAGAAACACATTTGTCGCGTCTCGCTTATTCCCCGTCTTAGCCAGCCTCTCTCGTTTAACCTGCGCTGCCTTGGTGCTCCGTTGTTTCTTAGACTCAGGAGTTCCAGACTTGACAACTTTGGGAACAGATTTGCGAACCTTCTGACTGGAGCCTTTCGTCGCTTTGTCCTGCATCATTGCTTTGTGCAACACGAGGACTACGCGGTGATCGGTAATTCCGTCAATGTCCTGTTCAGAAAAGCCCTGATTTAGGGCGTAACTTCTCAGTTCATTGCGAAGGGTCGAATCGGGACCAGCATACTCTGGCAAAATCTGAGAAAGCT